ACACAGGAAGCGCGGCGTTAGAGCCCTGCGGGCGGACCCCCGCGATATGCGTGGCCACGTTCGCCATGTCTTCGACGGAGACATACCCCACACTCCACGTCGTGGTCGATGCCGGGGCGGTTGAGCCGTTCCACGCCCAGAGGTAGACGTATAAATCCACGTCGTCGTCGGGCAGGGCCTCAATCCGACTGGCGCGGGTCGTGACGTTCGGAGCAGCAGCGGACGCCACGAGCGTGTCCGCCCAATTCGCGTTTCGCCCGTCCATGAAGGTCTGCATCACATGGCCGGGCGAGACCGTGGTGTTAATGGTTGCCGCCGTGACGCCGCTGTTCCAGCCCTTGCGCTGCGCATCCACGTTTGCAGCCGTCGCCGTGGTGCCGGTGTATTGCGTCCAGAGGTAATTCCAGCCGAACAGGTCAACCGTACAGGAGCCCGAGGCAGGCCAGCCCGCGACCGTGAAGGTAATAGTGTCGGCGGTCGGAACAGACGCGATGGCGTAGCGGCCCGGAACCCCGTTGGCCCCGTTGATGGCCCCGACCATCATGGACTGTCCGACGTTGGCGGAGGTGAAGCCGTGCGCCGTCTTGGTGACCGTGATCGAGGTTGCGCTGTTGATGGTGCAGGACAGGCCCTCGCCGACCATGTCCGCCATCATTACGGCGAAGTTGTTGTTAGCGATCCGCTGGGACAGGATCGTCTTGTGGCGGGCGATGAACGCGCCCATAAACGATGTCGTGCTGCGGGCGAGAAACTCACTATTCGCCGTGGTGCCGGTCGTCACCACCAGGTTGCCCGAGGCTTGAGTGACGCCCATGCCCGTGCCGAGACGCCTCTGCGTCATCTCCGGAGCGATCAGGCTGGAGCCTACGTCCGAAAAGCTGGCAACCCAAAGGGTCAGAGGTGCTTGCCGAACGACGGACCCGCGCGCCGTGTCCATCGGGTTTTTCGTGGCGATGTCGGGCTGGTTGGCGGACGTCGCCGCGCCAGAAGGCAACGGCAGGGACGAAGCGCTGACCGGCATTGGGTTCGCCGACGACACGTCCCCGTAGGACCCGTCTGCACCAAAGCCGACCTTGATACGCTGGTGCTGGACGCCACCGATATCGTCTGAAGCGATTAGTTCGCCTGAGCCGGGTGTGTAGCCTACGTTATCAGACATGCGCCTTTACCCGTGCGTTAGCGTGGCAGAGGTCATGTCAACATTTTGGCCGGAAGTGAACGTCGTGGTGCTGACGATGACATTCTGGCCGCTGGTGCCGACCGTCAGGCCGTCCGCGACCACAGTGCCGGTGGAGTCCTTGAACCGCGCCAGCGCCGCCGTGCCGTTGGCAGACGCGGTAGCGCTTATCGGCGTCCCACTGAACGTCAACACGCCGCCGGAAATTGTGCCGCACGGGTCGGACAACGTGATCGTCGACAGCACAGTCGCGTAGCCAGACGTGCAGATTTCCAACGTGCCGGGACCCGAACCCGCATCAATAGCGTCGCGGACATCCGTCATGCGGCTGTTCTTGACGTTGGTGTTGTAGTTAACCGGCATCGGTGGCGCCCCTGATTGCAGTCAAAAAGTCGCGAGCGGCGCCCTCCAGAACTGCGGCGGACGCCTCGGCTTTGGCCTTGCGGTCAAGGGCGCTGGAAAGCGCCGCCTGCGCGTCGGCAGACGCCTGCTGTATGTCCCCCACTTGGGCCTTGGCCGACCGAACCAGCTCCAGAGCCTCGGCTTGGGCGGCCTTAAGCGCCTTGTCCGCCTCGCTTCGCACAGCCTTGGCTTCAGCCGTGGCTGCTTTAAGGGTCTTCTCCGCTTCAGCGAGCGTGGCGTTCGCTTTCTCCGATGTGTCGTCGGCAGCGCTTTTGGCTTTGACCAAGACGGCCTCGGCTTCCGCCTTGGCCTTGGCGACCCGCTCCTTGGCTTCGGCCAACTTGGCGTTGGCCTGCTCGAAGACGACTGCTGCGTCGCCCGCGATACCGAGATCCTGCTTGGCCTTGGCCGCCGCCTCCTCAACCTGCCGCAGCAGATTAATGCGATCCGCAAAAGCGGACCCACCTTCAGCAGCCAGCGCCACCTTCGCGGCGAAGTCCGTATTTCCGCCGCCAACAGAGAGTGTGTCGGTCATGCCAGTGTCCTTTAGTTAGACGCCACGCCCGACTGGACGAGGGTTAGTGCGGCTGTCCCGGTGCCGGCGGTGACACTGATGCGGACGGCCCGAACAGCAAAGGCGTAGTTGCTGACCGCGCTCGCCGTCTGAGAGACGAGGGTCGTGTGCGGGAACCAAGTGGCCGTGGCGGGGTTGAATGTGGCGGCGAACACGTCGTCAAGCGTGTGCTCAACCGTGTAGGTGACGGTGCCCGTCACGCGGACAGCAACCCCGATGTTGAAGGGGTTGAGCATGTAGTCCGGGATGACAACCGCGCTGTTGCCGATGCCGGTCTGGCTGATTGTCACTGGACGCATGATGTCGTCTCCGAAAGAGTTGAGGGCCGATCCGGAGACCGGCCCTCAGACTTAGATGCCGACGGTCTGGACGTACTGGACGGTCACGCGGACCTGCCCGACGGTCGGCTGGCCGACGGAAGTCACGGTGGCCACGACGGCGGTCGTGGCGCCGATGTCGTCCATGCTGGCCAGTTGCGCCGCGGTGAAGGTCGGAAAGGTCCGACCCGCCGTCTTGGCGTTAACGCCGGAAGCGTACTGGGTGCCGCCGGCGGCGGTGCCTACGGTCAGCGTCGCCGAGGTGGCGCTGTCGTAAGCGGTCAGCACGTCACAGGCGATGGTGACGATCTGGCTGTTGACCGGGAGGTTGATCGTCGCGCTCTGGACCAGAGTCGCGTCGCGGCTGATCAGCACGGTCTGCGAGAGCACGGCCAGGCCGACGTTGGCGCCTCGCGGGTCTCCCGGGAGCCTGTCCCCGGAGGCCAGAGGGCCGGCGAAATCAGTTTGAGCCATTTGGCGGTTCTCCGAAGGGTTACAAGGCTACAGGGTAGAGGGTAGAGGCCGGGATTGCTCCCGGCCTCAATCCCTTAGATGCCGGCGGTGCCGTAGAGACCACGGGGGTCAGACCACCCGAACGCGTAGCGTTCTGTTGCCTTGTAGCGCATGGAGTCGGTTTCAAAGTCACCTTCCATGGACTTCTCAAGGCCGCGACGCTTGGCCAGCTTCAGCCCCTCGGGCGCATCGGTCTGGATCCACCAAGCGGTGGTCGAGGTGATACGAGCGAGGTTGGCTTGGCCCTCGGACAGCATACCCATCGACTTGACGGGGTTGATGTCGTTGTTGGCCGTGCCAGCGCGGAGCGCGGAGTTGAGCAGCACTTCGGCTTGGAAGGTGTTGGACGGACCGATCACCAGCTTCTTCGGCGTCAGACGGATGCGCTTGTTGTTGTTGTCCACGGCGTTGCGGATCTGAATGAGCATCTGCTCCAGCGAGGTCTGAGACAGCGCCGCAGCGGTGTTCAGTTGGTTGGAGAAGGTGCCGTTGACGATGGGGTGGTTAGCGCTGATGAGCGCCACGCCGTCACCGCCCGGGAACGCAGCGTTGAAGGAACGGTTCATTACGTTGGCGCCGAGGGTCTCCTTGGTCTCGACCAGAGACTGGGCGAGGTGCTTGGAGTAGGTCTGCCCGACGCGGATGTGATCGCCGTCCTCGACCAGGACCTTGGTCAGCGCGAAGGCCAGACCGTAGACCCGGTAGATGTACCGCTGGAGGAACAGCACGCCACCCGACTGGTAGGTGACGGCCATGCCGTCCGGGAGTTCCGGCGCGGCGCCCATACCGTACAGCATCACTTCCTCGTGGTAGTTCCGCGGGGTGCCTTGGAACTCCTTGAAGACCTGCTTCCACTCGTCAGCGCGCTGGTTGTACACGCCGTCGAACGATTCATTCATGATCGGTTCGACGATGGAGCGGAAGTCGGTTGACCTCATGGGATTAGCCATAGTGTGGGTCCTCCTTAGAAGGCAACGCGGTCAGCGACGAACTGGTGTTCGGCGATCTGGACCTGAAGAATGACGAAGGCGTCCCCGAAGGCGTTGTCGGGGCCGGGCGAGGCGTTGATGATCCGCAGCGACGCACTGGCGGCGGCAGTCAGCGTGGCGGCGTCGAGCATAAGCTGCGACAGGCCAGTGACGGCGGAGCCGGCGGTGATAACGGTGAAGTCCGCCTGCGATCCGATGTCGGCTACAGCGATGGTCGCCGAGGACTGGATCTCGTAGACGATGGTCGGATCGACCGTGACGTAAGCCACGATGTCGGTGGCGGCAGTGGAGGCCACCCAGCGGTTGGACACGCGGCGGCGCCCCTCGCTGTCGGTGAACTCGACGCCTTGGAAGACACCGACGAAGCGCTCACCGATGGCGGCGGCTTCGACGGTGCCGTTGGTGCCGATCTTGACCGGCTGGTTCTGGAGAATGTTCACGCCGTAGCCCGTCAGGATCGACATAGCGACGGGACGAATCACGCCGCTAGGTGAATAGACGGGACGAAGGCCGAACGGCTGGGAAGTCGCGGGCATATGCGTCTTACCTCATTCGAGTGGGTTTATGGACCCGCCCTATGAGGTGAAGACCCCACGGACGGAAGGACTGGAGCGAAGCGATGCCGTGCCGTCACCCATCTGCACCTGTGACCCTGCCCTGTTGGCTTCTTCCACCAAGTTCTCGGTGGTGTCGGCCATGCGTTCTTCTTCGCGGGCGGGGGCGTCGTGGTGGTTTTCCTGCATGAACGCTTCGTAGAGGTTCAATGGCAGTTTGAACGCGAGCATCTCGTTGATGCCGATCATCCCTGCGTACTCACCCGTTTTCTGGGTGGCGTAATCCAGACCGGGTGCGTCTTCCGCAGTCACCGGGCTGTACCCCAGCATCATCCTTCGATGAATGCTGTCGCGGGGGTTAGTCGTCGTCAACCAGCACACGTGGTAGCCGGGGATCGGAGGCAAGTCAGGCAGCGCATCGTTGTGCATCTGCATACGGAACATGGCGAGCCGGTCGTCATCAGTCCTCACGCGGTCCTCGGTGACATTGCGGTCTTCCGAGGCGCGGGACCGGCGTCCAGCACCGATTTCCTTCTTAAGCCTATCATCATCTTCAAGCATTGTCGCGTCCTTTTTTACCGGGGGGTGTTCTTCTGCCGTTCGGCGATCTGGCGGAGCATCTTGTTGCGCATGGCGGGGTCGTCCCAGTAGCCCGCTTCCTCAAGGGATTGGCGGATTTCCGGCGTCACATGCACTTGGATTTTGCGGCCAGCAGTCGGGGTGTGCTCGCGGGTGGTGCCCATCGGCGGAGCCTTCTTGCGGGGGGCGGGAGCCGCCGGCTCGGTGTCGGCGGACGCGCCGCCGAAGCGGGCCTCCACGCGACGGGTCAACTCGCGGTAGTAGCCCTCGGTCGTCGGGTCGTAGCCCTCCGCCAGAAGCCCTTGGTCGATGCGACGGGTGAGAACCGACGCCTCGTCCTTGCCGTTCGGGTTGTACCACGGGTTGGCCTGCACCCATTGCGTGGCGTAGGTGCGCACACGCGGGTCGACAGGCGGCGACGGGTCACGCCGCGTCTCGGTGAACCGCTGCTGCTCGGCGGCGACCTGATCGGCGCGGTATTTGGCCTCGTCACGGAGGCGGATGGCCGCGGCCACGTCCTCGCCGTTGCCCGCCTCCACCGCCCGGGCGATGATCGTCTCGGCCTGACGCACCTCGTCGCGAGCGACGTCAAGCTGCTTGGCGAGGTTGGCCTCGGCCTGCGTGAGGTGGACACCCTCGATGTTGTTGACCTTGCGGGCCAACTCCATGTTGATGTCGCGCAAGGCGCGGACCTCGGCCTCAAGCCGCTCTTGGGCCTGCTTGCGAGCCTGCCGGCGCTTCTGCCGCTTGACGCGGTTGCGGTTGACGATGTCGTCTTCCGCGTCGTCCTGGCTCTCCGCTAGGCGCTCGTCGTCCTCATCGTCGTCCTCGTCTTCAGGCTCCTCGGGCTCCGGCGCCGCGGCTTCGGGCTCCTCGGTGGACTCGGGGATCTCGTCGACCTCTACGATCTCGATGTCGTCGTCTTCGGTCATAACGTCAGCCATCAGGACGCCTCCTCTTCCGCCCCGCGCGCCACGGCCACGATCCAGTCATCCGAGAGCAGGTCGGTCTGGGAAGCGAGCCACGGGACCTTGGTTCCGTCGGGGTATTGCAGGTACAGATACGGGAGAGTCATCTTAGACGTGACGTCGGGGCGCTGCATGTGCACCGACAGCCCCTTCCCGTTCCACCCTTTGCGGGCGATGGCGCCGCCTACCTTTACGTAGGAGAGAGCGCGCTCAAAGTTCATCAGCATTGCCTAATGCTCCTTCAGGCTAGATGAAGGCCTTGACGGCGAGCGGGTCGCCCGTCACTCGGCCAAGGGTGTCGAGGTCGTTGAACAGGGCGAGGATGGCCTCGTCTGTCCCGTCCAACGTCGGGACCGTCCAGCGATCTCCGCCGTACTTTGGGACGCGAATGAAATCGCCCGGTGCGCACCACGCGCCTTCAGGCCACAGGACCATCGTCTTGCGGTTGTGGAAGGCGAGGGGGCCAACGGCGAGAACCTTGGCCACCTGAGTGTTGTAGTGCTCGGTCTCGCGGGTGTCGGCAGTCAGGATGATGCCGCCCTTGGTCTTCCTCTTCGGGGTGCGAAACTGCACCAGAATCCGCGAGCCGCCCGGTTCAAACTGCGGGTCGCAAGGCGGAAACGCCTCGTCCACGGTGCCGTAGTCAAAGGTAATCTTGTTTGCAAGGCTTTGCATGTGTGCTCCTTAGATGTCGAACTTGCCGCGTTCCGATTCCTCAAAAAGGTTCGCGATCAGGTTCCAGGTTCTCTCGTATCCCTCATAGAGACCGACGGCTCGGCCATACTCGAAGGCGTCCCGCCCAGAAGGCGTAATCAGGAGGCCCCGGGCGAGTTCGGCTTGCGCCTCCTTCAGCCTCCTGATCAGCGTGTCGGGATTCATTTGGGCGGCAGCGGCCCCTTGCGCGCGTTGTCAGGGCGCGGCTTGCCGGTCGTCGCCAGCATGTGGTGCTGGGGGACCGGCCCTTTGGTCTTGTCAGTCGGCTTGGCCATCAGGAGGTGTCCTCTAGGGCTGGGGGTTGGGGTTCGGGTTCACCGCCGGCTCGTCGCCGCCCATCTGGGCGAGCAACATGGCCGTCTGGTTGTCGGCGTCGTTCATGGCGACGCGAGCCTGCATCTCCATCGCAGCCCGCTGGTCCTCGGCCTGCTGCTGCATCTGGTCGGCCTGCATCTCAGCCTCCAGCTTGGCCTGCTGCATCTGCGCGTCGACCTGATTGTCCTGCTGCTCGATCTGGAGGCGCTGGGCGTCGTATTGCGCCTTGGCCTGATCCGCAGCCGCCCGACGCTCGGTCTCGGCCATGGCGGCTTGGACAGCGGGGTCCTGCGGGGCTTGCGGCGACATGGACTGGAGCATCTGCACGGCCTGCTCGATGACCGGCGGCATGTCGCCGAACGCCTCGGCGGCGCGCTGCGACACGGTGTTCGACGCTTGCGCCAGCATCCGGTCGAAGGACTGCTTGTCCGCCACGCTCTTGTTCTCGCGCACGGCGTCGCCCATGTCCATGCCGGTCGCCTGATTGCTCAACTCGTAGACCTGCTGGGCGTACCACAGAGCCATGTGCTCCTTGATGTGGTTCAGCACACCGGGCAGGAACTGCGGGGCGATCAGCCGGTTGGCCCCAAGCACCGGGTTCAGCATGTAGCCGAGGTGCGCCTCCAAGTGGGCGATGTGGTCCTGCTGCGGGAAGGCGATGACAGGCCGGCCCATGGTCATGGCCACGTTCTCGGCCACCGCGTTCTGCTCCTTGGGCTCGACGGGCGGCACCAGCAGGTCAGAGGCGTTGGGGACCTTCAGCGTCTCAAGGATCCGCTCCTCCACCTTGCGGGCGTTGTAGAGGTTCGGCTGGACCGCCGCCCGCTGGGCGATGGTCTGGATTTGCGCGATGCGCTGGGTCTCGGAGAAGATGTTGGGGTCGCTGACGGGGATGACGTCCATCGGCCCGGCGAAGTCAGCCTGGGTCGCGATCTCCTCGCCGAGTTCATCCTCCTGCGCAGCGTCGTCGAGATACATGCCGTTGAGGCGATGCAGGATGCCCAGCAACCGGCCCATGGCGTTGTGAAGCCGCATGTGGATGGCGCTGAACACCACCATCCCCTGCTCGATCTTCGCCATGGTGGTGCCGACGGGCACGTTTGCGTTACCATCGGACACGTCGTCCATGGTGGTGCGCACGACGCCCTTGCCCGACTCCACAAGGAAGCCGAGCAGTTGGAACAGCACGGCGGAGGGCTGGTTGAACGGCAGCGGCATGGCCACCTTGCGGATGTCGTCCGCGCCGATGCCACCCTCGATCTGCGCCACTTGCGTGGGCTGGATGTCGATGGTCTGGCCACCGATGCCCGCGCCCTTCAGTTGCAGCATGGTCTGGCTGTTGCTGATGTGCGCCGCGTCCAGAAGCGCCCGCAGAGCGCCCGTAGCCGCAGCGGACAAGCCGCCGATCATGTGCGTGATGCCGATGGGGTAGGCGCCCCGCCACGGCACGAAGGGGAACTCCACGAACCACTGGAGTTCTTCCTTGGTGTCGTCCTCCTCGTCCCAGTTGCGATAGATGCTCAGGACGCAGGACGTCGACTTGTCTATCGTGATGATGTAGGGCGCCGGCCCGTCCTCGATGTCGACGGTGGTGTGGACCTCGAAGACCGTGCGCAGGCCGTCCTCGTTGTAGGCGGTCTCCTCGCGCCCCTCGACCTTGTCGTTGGCGACATCGGCCTTGGTGCGGTCGGGGTCCATGCCCACCGGAACCAGGTCCACGTCGCGATACATGCCGGACTCGACGCGCTGGTCGTAGTCCAGTTGCGTCAGGTACTGGACGTGGGTCTTGCGCTGCGCCGTGTAGAAGTTGGTCGCCGCGAACGGAATGAGCATCTCGTCGATAGCGACGAACAGGAAGCTGGGGCGGTTTTTCGCCTCTTTCCAGCCGACCTTGAGGTATTGCGCCCCGCCCAGCGGCACCTGCGTCAGAAGCTGCTCCAGTTCCGAGCGGAACTCCGGGGCCTGCTTCGTCAACTGCCAGTTCATGTAGGCCGTCTTGCGACGGGCCTTGGCGATCTTGTCGCGAGTGACCTTGCCGGGGATGAAGTCCTTGACCGGCCCGTTCGCCGGGAACAACTCCTTGATGGCGCGGGACGAGAAGTCGACACACGCCTCGGTCAGAAGCGGGTGGACCACGCGGCTGGCCCCTTGGAAACCCGCCCCGCCGGGAGCATCGTCCCCGAGGCCTGTGCGCCGGATGCCTTCCTCATACTGCTCGTCGCGCTTGGACCGAGCCTCCCGGTCTCGCTCCACGAACTCAAGGATTTGGCTGGCCAGCGCCTTGAGTTCGGTGTCTGGCAGCGTCTCGGCCAGGTTCTGAAGGAAATCTGCGGACGGCCCGTCGCTGTCGTCCTCGTCCAGCGTGACGATAGCGCCGCCGTCCTCAGTGTCGACGACGTCGGTCTCCTCGTCCTCCAGTTCGTAAACCTCGCTCTCTTCCGGCTGATCGTCTTCGGGATCCATGCGGGCCTCAGATAGCGTAGGGGTTCACGCGAGTTTTCGGCGGGGTTGGGGCCTCGCGGACGGACTTGCTTTCTCGCTTTACACCGGAAAGCAGGCCCTTGTCCATGATTACGCGCGCGGCCTGACTGAAAACGTCAACGAAGTCGTCGTGCTTGATGGACCCGCCGCCCCGGAATGAGCAAAGTTGGTCCAGCGCGGGCTCGGTCCAAGTGCGCGGCTTGCCGGGCCGCTTTTCGCTTTCGGGTAGCCAAAAATAACCACGGGCGAACAGGTGGCTTACCATGTGCAGGCGGGCCAGCTTGTCGGCGCGACCGGGGTTGTAGGGATAGGCGTGTATGCCTTCCTTTGACAGCGACTGGCGCAGGCTGATGCCGCTGCCCTTGTCCTCGATGACGAGCAGATCGGGCTTGCGACCGCTGGTCATGGGCTTGGAGGGGCCGAACATCGGCTTGATGAGCGAGGTGTCCTCGTCATCACCGTAGGCCACGTTCAACTCGCGCTTCACCCGGGTTATGAGGTCTGGCATCCCGAGGTGGTCGCTCCAGCAGTCGAGGACCAGCACGTTCATCACGTCCTCGTGCCAGAAGATGCCGAACACGGCGCAGGCCGACGGGTCGGGGTCGTGGGTCCGCTTGTTGAGGGTCCGCTCGGTGAAGGCCGTGTCGAGGGACATGATGATCCACTCGAACTTGGGCAGCGGCTTGCTGGCCGGCCACAGCTTGAACCACGAGCGGGCGATGATGCCGCCCTCCTCGGCGTCGATCAGTTCGCCTTCCAGTTCCTGACGGCCAAGTTTGGTGCCCTCGTACTTCTTCAACTCGTCAAAGAACGACTCGGCGAGGTTTTCTCGGTTGTCGTAGGTCGAGCCGCGGATTATAATGCGGCCTTCCTTGGGCTCCGTCAGCTTGCGGATCAGGGTCTTGGGCTTGGGCGTCGAGGTCCACACGACCTGCGGGTTGACGCCAAGACGCCGGCCAAACGCGGCCTGGTCCCATGTCTCCTCGTCGCGCGTCCACGCCGCCAATTCATCGCACCAGTCACCGGCGCTGTTCGGCCCCCGCAGGCGCTCCGGCTCCTCGGCGCCGAAGCCCCGGATTGTGGCGCCGTTGACCAGCGTGATTTGCAGGTTGGTCTTGTTGTAGTCGGCGACGAGTTCCGGCGGGATGACCGTGAGCAGGCCGGATTGGCCCTCGAAGCAGGTGAACCGCACGTCGTTGAGCGTCGGGGCGATGACCCGGAACGGGAACTTGTTGGTGTCCCGGTAGGCTTTCTGCCCGAGCCACTCGGCGCCGACCCGGGTTTTCCCGTACCCGCGCCCGGCCTGCACGCCGATCTGCGACCACCCCGTCTCGGGCAGCATCTGGTCCGGTCGAGCCGTCGCGCGCCAGCGGGCCTGCCAGTCGAGGAACAGCAGGTCCTCCTTGGGCAGGGCCATCAGTTGCTCGCGGGTGAACATCAATGCAGTGTCCCCAGCAGGTCGAACATGTCGCACGGCAGCAGGACGTAGCCGCTCGGGGCGCCGCAGTCCGGGCCGTTCAGCAGGAAGCTGACGGCGTCGCCGGCGTAGTCCGTCAACTCCCCGTCCTTGTCGTACATGCACACAAGCGGGATGCGCCGCCCATTGGCCATCATCAGGACGCCATGGGTGAGGCTCAGGTAGGCCGCCTCGCCGGTGAGCCGCGCAACCACCTCGTCAGCCGTCATCCGACTGCCAGCCGTCCTCGGGCGACCAGCCGTCGAGTAGGGCGTCAATGACGACCGACACCGGGCCTGAAACCTCGATCTCGCCTCGCTCCATGCGCCGGATCCGCCTTTCGCCGTTCGCGCCGAAGCGCAGGATGTCAGCCAACTCCTGGCGGGTGAGATTAAGGTCTTCGCGGGCATCCCGCAACTCTTCGCCGTTCATCCCATCACGCCCTTGGTCCAGATGAAATACAGCGGCGGGCCAAGCCAGAAGGCCAGCCATGCGGCGATAGCGATGCGCTGCCGGGTGGGTGTGGTTCGCCAGTCGTCGGTCAACCAAGCTAGGCTGACGACCCCGACCGCGGTCATCAAGAACAGCGCAGCCGTTTGAGCAGTCATCTCGCGTCCTTCCTCGTCAGGTTCGGCCAGCAATAGGCCCGCTGCGTCGCACCCATCCGTGGCCGGGTGGCTTCCATCCAGTCTGTAACAGGCCGGGAGGGCTGACTAGGCATAACGTGTCCTACGAAGCGGACTGGTAGGTCTGAGGCTGTAGGGCGTCGGAAGTTCACTGGTCAGCCTCCCCGGCAAGAAACCCGGCGAGAAAGCCAGCGCGACGGATGAGATGGGTAACGCGCTCCGGTTCCTTCCACCGCACCCCGCTTAACTCAGGGCGATTGAAAAACTCGGACAGCACCTCCGTTAACTCTAGCGCCTTGATGCGCTCATCGTCAGTCATTGGTCAGCCTCCTTTGCTATGGTCTCGGGGTCAAGCAGGCGGATGGCCTCCGCTGTTTCCGCTAGGCTGGGGCGGGAGTGCCAACCCGTATGCCAGACATCCCTCGCAGCAGCCTCCAGCCCTAGCCGGATGCCCTCTAGCCGGGCGGCGTCGATCAGGTGCTGGTTGAGGACGCGGTAGCGGTGTTTGCCCTCCCACGGTATTTCATCGGCTGTCTCGATTTCATCCC